CAGGTAGATCAGCATCTTCATAACCGAAGTACTTAGCAGCATCTTTCAGCTGTTGTGATGTAAGGCTCATTATATATCCACCGTTGTAAAACCATGATTGTTGTACTGAATAACGAACTTGTCATAGCCATGTTGACGTAGTGTCGATCTGTCAGCAACGCTAACTACTGAACCCTCAAAGCAACTCATAGGGTCAGTAACTAACAGGTCATGACCAGCAACGATGTCGTATATAGCGTCAGCTACATTGAGATAAGTACGTAACCGAGTTCTAACGGCTAGTGTCTTAGTAGCAATTTCTTCGTCGTAAAACTCAGCTTGTAAGTCAGCTAGTGACCGCCATGTAGTCTGTTTCATAGGATGTCCTCCACAGATTGTGTTAAGTTTGGATAACAACCAGCTAGTAACTACTGTTTAGTATTTGTTAGTAGTACTTCGTTGGCCGTCCATCTTTGTCCCACATTTAGGCCAGAATGTCAAATTAGGGGTAGGTATAAAATCATTGAAGGAGTACGCGAATAGGGGTTAGTAGTGTCAAGTATATATGTAAAGTTATGATGGGTAGGTAAGTAGGTATGTTAGGGTAGGTAAATAGATAGTAAAATAGATAGTGTAAGCTATTGAATAGGCTAGGAAAAGGCATCAACTATATAGAATAGGTATTTTTTTTTATTAATGTGGCTACCCTGTAGGGTACCTAAAACTTTACATGTCAAGTTATATATCCTCATGAGGAAAGGGTATTATTAAAAAAACTTACCTAATCTACCTAATATATATACTTGACATGCTTTCTATGGCATTATTGTACAGTAAAAACAACAAACTTTACACAGTTTTATGTCAAGTTATAAAACCCCCCTAAAAATAGATAGTATGTATAATCTATATAGTTGGATATATACTATACAATTTGTAAAGTTGTACTATAAACGTCAAGTTATGGCATAGTATACACCCCTTACAAGGGCAGTATTGATACCGTATTTTAGCAGAGCTATAAACCCCCGACGAATGGCGAGTACTGTACGAGCAGAGACAAACCTATAAGCTTAGAAGCTAGTAGACGTAGGCGGTAGACAAAAAGAAACCCGCCAGATTGCTCCAGCGGGTGTCAACTTACTTGTCGCAGTACATCCCAATCAATGTACCTATGATGCCGCCAACCAATACAGGAACGATTGGCCAGACGTGTGTTAGAAACTCAATCATAGTACTACCAACACGATTGTGATTAAAAGCACGAATGCTAAGGTTGCTCTTATCTCGCCTTTCATGGCGTCCTCCTTCGAGTTAAGTGTTAGGGCGACTTGCGCCGCCCTAACTGTCTGCTTAGAGTTCGCGGAGGTTAGAGACTTTCCGTGAACTTGTCCGAGCCGCGCCATCGCCCTTGATGAGGCGAATTTTCGGCTGTGGGAAGGGCCGCTTAACGTAAGCGAGGATGATTTCATCAGCTTCCTTCACCAACTTGGCGAATTTGGCTGGCGAAACTGTTTCGCCCTTGTCTACTGTGGTGGCGAAATCGCCATCAATCCACAGTTTCCATCCATCAAACCTAACACGCGCTTTCACAATCGACGCAACCGCGTCGTCCAGCGTTTCGGCGGTGTACTTACCGCCTTGTGCAGCCTTGATCGTAAAGATGCCGGAACCCTCTTTAGTTTCGACGATCTTGAATGAGCCTTCCCAGCTCGGGGTAGTGATTGAATTAGCCATAAGCTAACTCCTTTCGAATGCGCCGAACCGTGGCGCTACCGATGATCGGACAAACGTCCTACGGCTTCGGCTAGGATTGTCCATGAACAGTGGACTTCAAGTAACGTGTCTAGGTTTCCCTGCGGCGTCTGTTCCCGCCGCTTCGACAATTATCTTTTCCCATATCTAGGCCAAAATGTCAAGTTATGAGCTATTGACCATAATTCGATCACGTTGTCATCATGCTGTCACCGTGTTGATTATGGTCGATAGAGGGGGAAGGGGGGGTACATGGACTACGGATTTTGCATAGCCCCCTTATTATAGTAATCCTCTCACTACACAGGCCCAAAAAAGGACCGTGTCAAGTTTGTCAAGTTAGCTCCGTAATCTATTGACTGCCTACCTTGACCATGTATACCTATTAAAAAACGAGGTACTCATGGACAATCTTCCCCTGTATCACACCAAATGGTCTGACCGGTTAGCCTTTGACATAGCCTTAATGTTGGAAGGCAGCGGTGAAACCGTAGACGAGATTAAAGACCGCCATCATATTACAGCCCACGACCTGACTGCGTTTAACGCAGACCCTATATTTACAAAACGCGTAGAAGCTTACAGGGCAGAGGTCACAGAAAAGGGGCTTACATTTAAGTTAAAAGCCCGTGCTCAAGCCGAAGAACTGCTTACAACATCGTGGCTACTAATACATAACCCCGATGTATCTGCGGCTGTTAAGGCTGATCTTATAAAATCTACGGTTAAGTGGGCTGGGCTTGAGACTAAAAGTGATGATAGTGACGGCCCAGCTGGTGGCGTTAAGATTACTATTAATCTAGGCGGTGAGGATAAAACCATGACCGTTGAGCCAGACATTGTGGAGGATGCTCAGATTGCCACTTGATATAGACTACACACCCCCAGCTACTGGGCGTGATTTTATGAGTTCGGACGCTAAGATGCGGGTTCTTATGGGTCCGGTGGGTTCGGGTAAATCTGTTACTTGTTGTTTTGAGGTTGTCCGTAGGGCGTCTGCACAAAAGCCTGATGCTACTGGTAAACGGCGGACCCGAGCGGCTGTGGTCCGTGAAACAGCACGGCAGTTGCAGGATACGGTTATTAAAACATTTTTGGATTGGTTCCCACCGGGAGTATGTGGTCGGTACATGCGGACAACCAAGACATATTTATTTGAAGTAGGGGACGTTGAGTGCGAGATAATGTTCCGTGCACTAGATGATGCCGACGATGTAGCTAATCTTAACTCATTAGAACTTTCGTTTGCGTGGTTTAACGAGTGCCGTGACATACACCCCGACATTATGGACGCTATGTCTAAACGCATTGGGCGTTTCCCCAGTTCTAAGGACGGTGGCCCGACATGGCACGGGATGTGGGGTGACACTAACCCGCCGACTATGGACACTTGGTGGTACTACCAGATGGAAGGGCTAAGTCCTAAAGACGGGGTTAGTTCCAACAACAATGGTTGGGAGGTGTTTAAGCAGCCCAGTGGTCGTAGTGCGTTTGCAGAAAACGTGGAGAACCTACCAGACGAGTATTACGACACGCAAGGGCGCAGCGAAGAATATGTTCGGGTGTTTATTGACGGAGAGTACGGGCTAAGTTCAGCGGGACAGCCTATATATAAATACTTCCGACCAGACTACCACATGGCAACTAAACCTCTTAATATAATTAACAATGGCATACGGCCTGTTATTGTTGGCATGGACTTAGGGCTGACACCTGCTGCTGTAATAGGTCAACTTGATCCCAGAGGTCGGACAATTATCCATGATGAGGCTGTTAGTTTTGACATGGGGGTGCAAAGGTTTGTGCGGACTGTACTTAAACCATTACTTTATGAGCGTTTTGCCGGTGTGCCTGTGCTTGTTGTAGTTGATCCTGCAGGTATACAACGAGCGCAAACTGATGAACGTAGTGCAGTTGATATAATTAAAGCCGAAGGGCTTAGAGTTATAGCGGCTAAAACCAACAACGTAAGCGCACGGATTAGCGCAGTGGATAACTTTCTTATGCGTCAGGTTGATGGCGACAGTGCGTTTGTTGTTGACCCTAGGTGTACACAACTTAAAGCCGCGATGATGGGTGGCTATAGGTTTCATCACAAGAATGGAACTATCGACAAAAACAAACATAGTCATATAGCCGAGGCGCTGCAGTATTTTATGTTGCACATAGGCGCAGGAGATGGTGGTGCTTTATTAGCACAGAAACGCGAGATAAAAAAAGTGTCGGCAGGTGGCTGGACTTGACATAGTTAAAATAAACTGGTAGCGGATGAATTACACTGCTCCCTGATGAATATTTCATTAGTTCTCCCAACTAGTCCACCGGTTTTTCCTCCATTACCGGTGGACTTTTTCTTTGCTTGTTTAAAAATTTTATGCGTGTATATATTTGCCCAGAGGTACAGGAGAAATAAGTATGCCCGAAAATAGACCAATGGGTTATAAAAAACCAAGTAGTCGTATAGCCGGTGCAGTTCTAACAGCTACAGAACGCGCTCAAAAAAACCGCGCTGCTGCACAAAAAACTGCGGAATATCAGAAAAAAGTGTCGGATGCAGTAAAACAAGCAGGTAATACAAAGCAAGAATCCGCAAATCGCGCTAAAACTTTAGCTAACACACGCCAAGAATATGCTGCGTCCGCAAGCAATGCGGCGAGCGGTGCTAGAGAAAACCCCACACCGAGATTAGCAGAGTTTAATAAGCAAAGGGTAGCGGATAAGAAAAAGCCTTATGTCCCGCCTAAAGACCTTCGTGTAGAGGGAAAGAAAAATCCGGGCATGAACGACCTTGATACAAGAGACAGACCGGGTGAAACAACACTTGGAAAGCAAAAAACTCGCGGGGAGCAAGGGGCCAGCAGGCCAAGGCGAGAATTAAGTAATACTGGTGTGGAAGTAAGAAGCACTAAACGGTCTCCTAATAAACGCACAGGCGTAGCTAACAAAGTGCCTAAGTCTGGTACATCACCTAAGCCAGCACCTGCACCAGACAAGAACTTTGGCGGTAAGAGTTTAACTAAGTCGTTGCGTCCTAGATACCGGCCCGGGGGTTAATATGGCAGGACTTTCTGTATTACGTGTTATTAGCAACGACCAAATGGTGCGTGATGAAAAAGCTGCTATAAACAAAGAGCTTGAAGATCGCCAAAACAGTGAATTAATTTTAGGGCTGACTTCTTATTTAAGACAATGTTGGGATGCAGCACGTATTGCTAAAAAACCCATTGAAGACATAATGCTGAGAGCACTACGCCAACGAGCCGGACAGTACGAGGCGGACAAACTACGACAGATTCAAGGACAAGGTGGGTCTGAAGTATACATGATGCTCACTGAAGTGAAATGTCGCGGGGCTGAAAGTTGGTTACGCGACATTTTATTAGACACAGGTACGCCCCCATGGAGTATTAATCCGACACCTATTCCTGATTTATCACCAGAACAGTCCGGC